TATATGCAAAACCATGATTGCAAGGTTGAGTATTTGAATCGTGGTATTGCTTGGATTGATACTGGAACTTTCGAATCTCTCTCAGAGGCTTCTGTGTTTGTTGGTTCTGTGCAACGTAGAACTGGAATGATGATCGCATGTCCAGAAGAAATTGCATATAAGAATGCATGGATTACTGAGAACCAAGTGAGAGTCTCTGCTGAGAAGTATAGTAAATCTGATTATGGTAAGTATCTTGCACAAATCTTGAGGACAAAATAATGAGTGACGTGAAGCAAATGATCGAAGAATTAGTTGCCGCTGTTGGTACGCCGAAATATGCGTATAACTGCAAACAATTCAATCCCGAAAAGGATACTGTATTTTATTCTGGTCCATACTGGGACGAGAAAGAAGTCATTGCTGGCGTCACTGCATTCCTAACAGGTAAGTGGCTTGTTTCTGGAGAGAATGTTGCGAAGTTTCAATGGGCATTCTGCCGCAAGTTCAATGTGAGCCATGCTCATATGGTGAACTCTGGTTCGTCTGCCAATCTTACTATGGTTGCTGCTCTCAAGAAGCACTTGGGTTGGAAAGATGGTGATCAAGTTATCGTTTCACCAGTAGGGTTCCCGACTACGATTGCTCCATTGGTTCAAAATGGACTTGCTCCAGTCTTTGTTGATATTGAAATGAAGACTTTGAACTTTGATCTTGATCATGTTGAAAAGTGGATCACCGATAAAACCGTTGCGATTTTTGTTTCCCCTGTTCTTGGCAATCCACCAGATATGGATCGAATCAAGGCTATGTGCGAAAAGCACGGCATTCGTTTGATTGGTGACAACTGCGATTCACTCGGAACTCGTTGGGATGGTAAACTACTGACGGATTACTACTATGCGTGGACAACATCTTTCTATCCTGCTCACCACATTTCGACAGGCGAAGGCGGGATGGTTTGCTCAAACGACGAGCAACTCATCAATACTGCTCGCAGCATTAGCTGGTGGGGTCGTGATTGCCGTTGCGTTGGTGCTGCTAATCTATTGGCTTGTGGAACATGTGGCAATCGCTTTGATAAATGGCTTGAAGGATATAATGGAATAATTGATCACAAGTATCTGTTTTCAAATATGGGGTACAATCTCAAGCCACTCGACCTTCAAGGCGCGATTGGTATTGAGCAGTTGAAGAAGATCGATGAGATTGATGTGAAGCGTCGCGTGAACTTTGCGCGCATCAAACATCTCTTTGAGAAGTATGTTCCTGGTGTTCGTGTTGCTGAAAATCTATTACTTGCTGATCCTTCTTGGTTCGGCGTTCCTTTGATCACTGATACACCTGAACTCAAAGAAAAACTCCAAGCGTTCTGTGAGGCGAATAGAATCCAGACTCGTAACTACTTTGCTGGAAATATTCTGTTGCATCCTGGCTACAAGCATCTTGACGATGCTTCGAAGTATCCGAATGCTAATAAGGCATTGAGCAATGTATTCTTCGTCGGTTGCCCACCGCATTATGGCGAGGATGTGTTTGCTTACTATGAGAGCGTGATGACAAAATGGGAATCGTAAATGTCTTTGGGGGATATGGCTTTGTCGGAAGTGAATATTGCAACCTCACTAAAGAAGGCTACATCAAAAACTACAGAGATAATTACGAAGTACGGAGTGCAGATTGCGTTTACTTTATTAGTACCGTTGATAACTATAATGTACATATCAATTCTCTCTTGGATATTGATACTAATCTCGTTGTATTGATGAAGGTTCTCGACGAATATCGTAAATATATAAAAGAAACTGGTGAACAAGGAGTGTTCAACTTCATGAGTTCTTGGTTCGTTTATGGACAAGACTCTGGATTTGGCGAAGGATCGCGTGGTATTCCCGAGACCGATCCTTGTGACCCAAAGGGTTTTTACTCAATCACGAAGCGTTGCGCTGAACAGTTGCTTATGTCATACTGCGAGACGTTTGGGCTTCAATATCGAATCTTGAGGCTGGCGAATGTACTGGGTAAACAGGATAAAAAGGTATCTGCGAAAAAGAACGCTCTCCAATACCTATTGGGAGAGATCGCGGCTAACCGACCAGTTGATCTCTATGATAGTGGGTATTTTTATCGTGACTATATTGATGTTAGGGATTGCGCTCGAGCAATCGATCTCGTTGTCCAGCGAGGAGAAATCAACTCAATCTACAACATCGGAAATGGGAAACCAATAATCTTCCGAGACATTATTCGATACGCTCGAGATTCGATGGATTCGGCTTCTGAACTCCGCACCATTGAACAGAAAGAGTTTCACAAGAAAGTTCAATCCTCTCGTTCTTTCTTCATGGACAATACTAAACTTGAATCCTTGGGCTACAGACCACAATACACGATTCAAGAAACCGTCGACGACATCATTCACGGAATTCTAACTAAAGAAAATAACTAAATATACTATATCCCACAGTGTGGAGAGAGTATGTTTGGTTTCAAACAGTATATTCCGTTTCTAACAGAGCAAAAAGCACCCGCTCGCGGAATTCAACACCTTCCACACGCATTCGAACCAGCCTTCCACGCTCGTCGTGGTGCAGTATCATCTGCAATCTCTAAAATTCAAAAAGTCGCCAGCGGTCGCGCTCCATTGACTCGTAAAATCGACGATCGTATGTCTTTTCAGGTTATTCGCACACCTGAAGGGAAGATTGGAGTCAAATATAAAGGTCCTGGTGCGCAATATAACTATTCCGCAGAAGATATTAAGAAACAACATGGCGAGAAACCATACATCGCTGGACCACTGATGAACATTCACAAGCACATTCACAAGGTGCTTCCAGAAGGTCCAGGAGAGTATCAAGGTGGATATCTCAGTGCTATCGAGGATCGCACCGAAGAAGATGGTAAGATCGGTCATAAACCAAATACTATCCACTATTCTATAGATAAAAACTCCCCAGAAGGTAAGAAACTGGCAAAGGCTCCGTTGAGTGTCGCCTTACACTCTAGACTAAATGCGAAGGGTGAGGCTTCTCCTATTGAAGCAGGTGAATTGAAAGATCATCCTGATGTTCATGTAATGAATCATGTTGTTTCTGCTGATGAGAGAAAATTAAGCCCAGAAGCAAAACGTAAAGTTCTTACGCATCTTGCAGCTGCAAAGGAATTGAATAAGGATCATGGTCATGAACATCATGAAGGTCATGAAGAAACGTTACAGAGATATTCCAACTCAACCATTGATAGTGGTGAGAAGCCATCTGCCAAGGGTTACAAGAAATTTTTAGAAACGTATCATCAAAAAAGAATTGATGCTGTGAAGACAGAAAAAGCCAAAAATCAAAAACGCGAAGAAATGAAAGCAGCGATGAATCATGTAAATGATAATCTAGAGAAATTTGATCGTTCTTTTGATATACACCACCACTTACAACAAGCCACTTATGCAACAGCTGACGCTCTATCTAAAACGGCTCATGGTGGGTATTCGCATCACATCTTTGGTCAAGAGGCTGCTGGCGAGGGGTTTGTTTCTGGCAATTCTAAATTTGTACCTCGTAAATTCACTGAAGCAAATCGCAAAAGATCAGCCGAACTCAAAGCGCAAAAGAGTGTAATATGAGTAAAGCAGTTTACACATTTGGAAGATTTAACGTTCCAACCGAAAAAGGTCACGGAAAACTTGTCAAAGCAGTTCAAGATCATGCAGAGAAAGCTGGTGCTAAACATTATATCTTTCCTTCACATTCTCAAGATGCGAAAAAGAATCCATTGCAACATGGTGAGAAAGTCGGATTCATGCGTAGATTGTTCCCAACTGCAAATATCGTGTCAAGCGGTAAGGTTCGCACTGCAATAGATGCGATGAAGCATTTAGAAAAACAAGGTCACACTGATGTGACAATGGTTGTTGGCTCAGATCGAGTTTCAGAGTTTCATGGATTACTTTCTAAATATAGAAAGAAAGAATTCCCAGGCATCAAAAAGGTAAAAGTAATTTCAGCAGGTCATCGTGATCCAGATGCAGAAGGGGAAGAGGGTGAATCTGCCTCTAAACATCGAGCACTAGTGACTGCTGGAAAAAGAGACGAATTTATTTCAAAATACAGCGACCCAAAATTGGGCGCAGAAATACATGATAGAACAAAAGCAGGTATGCAAATGGAATCAACAAACCCTGTCGGCATTTTTCTACTTGGTGGTCCTGGAAGCGGGAAAGATTATGTTCTCAAGAACATTTTCTCTCGTTTCGATTTGACTGAAGTGCAAGCAGACCAAATTCTAAATGGAGTTGCAACAGAACTCTATGAGTCAAAGCAGAACATCGTCATCAATGGTGTGAATGATCCAGAAAAGATTTCTGTAATCCAATCCATGCTTGAAGGATATGTTTTTGATTTCGTGCACGTAACTGTATCAAATAAAGTTTCTCGTTTGCGCAATGAACAGAGAGAGCAGCCAATTGACGAATCAAAGCGTATTGATAAGTTCTTGAAGGCAGAAAAACTTGCGCAGCAAACTGAAGCATATATCTTCAATAACTCAATCAACCTAAACGAGTCGTCAGAGTTTGAGAGAGTTTTCTTTGCTTCTCAAATTGAAAAACTTCTTGAGCGAATCGTTGACCTCGGTTTACCAATGCTTGAAGAAGCAGAGCCAAAAACTTTTATGCATCTTCGTGAGAAAAAATTTCCTCCTGTCGCGAAAGACAAAGAATCAGGGCTTCCAAAAAAGTACGTTAGAGGTTTGAGTGCATCAACCGCAAAAGCACGCAAGGCTCACTGGAAGAAGATGGGCAAGTTGTCTGATAAAGATCCAAGAGCATATGAGCCAGCTCCTGGTGATGCAACTGCGAAAACAAAGCCAAGCAAGCATACAATTGCTGTTCGCAAGATGATGGACGAACAAGTTGAAGGTGAATTGAAAAAGCCACACACAGTTGATTCAATTGCAAAGAAACATGACGTTTCTGTTGATGTGATTGAGAAGGCATTAGAGCGTGGCATCAAAGTTGAAATGGAACATACTAAAGACGAAGCAACTGCAAAAGTAATTGCGCTCGGTCATCTTTGGGAAAAACCAGATTACTATGCCATGCTCGCAAAGATGGAAGCCGTTGAAGATCTACCAGCAAAACTACGTCGCGCACCAAGAAGTGGTAACATCACTCAGGTGATGGATAAGCGCCAAGAAACAGGTCGCGTCAATGAATCAGATTCTTCATTGGCAGCAAAAGCCGAGAAGTCAGGAATCTCTGTTGGAACACTTCGTAAAGTTTATAAGCGTGGTGTTGCTGCTTGGAATTCTGGACATCGCCCAGGAACGACGCCACAACAGTGGGGTCATGCTCGTGTGAATTCTTATATCAATAAAGGTAAGACCTATCATACAGCCGATAAAGATCTAAGAGAAGAACTAGAAAATATTGATGAACTATTCGAAATGCAATTGGTTGGTACAGATGAATATCGTAAGCATGCCATTGCTATGACGCCAGGACAGGGAGAAATTGAAAATGCTTACAGCACTAAAGCGACTACTGAAACCAAGAAATCAATCAGCGAACATTGTGGTTGCGAAACCGACACAAATGCAGAAGTTGGAAATGGAAATGGAGAAAGTGTTCCTCGACGCTTCAGAGATCTCAGAACCGAAGCCAAGAAAGAAAAGGAAGTTAGCATCAGCAACGATACAACAGTAAACTTTGAACCTGTATTTGATCCGCAAAAGAAAAAACCAAAGAATGCTCAAATAACACCACCAACAAACATGGATTCAGTCCTACAAGGATTGCCAGTCACCTCTCGCTTCAATGCCTACGAAGAAACAGAGCAAAAATTGCCAACTCTAGAAAATCTTGCAGAGTTGGCACCAACTCTAGAAGAGGCAGTATCATATCATCTCGAAAATAAAATTTCATTTACTGAGAATGTTTTCCGTCCAGGTTCAGAAATGTTCTTTGATATGATTTCTGAAGCCAAGCGTCTTTATGCTGAAGGAAAATATACTCCAGCAGATGAGTGGGAAAAGGATATGCTTGAGACCGATATTGGCGAGATCGCAGAATACGAAGGTCAACAAGTTGTTCTCGATTATCCTATTGAGGAAGGTCTTGAGGAATGCTGGAAAGGATACACTCAGCGTGGAATGAAGAAGAAGGGCGATAAAATGGTCCCTAACTGCGTTCCTATGAATGAAGAAGGAAAGAGTGATCCAACAGATGGCAAGGGTATCGGTAAGCCATTCCGTCAGGGTGGTGGTGGTGCCGTATATGTTCGTTCTGGAGATGGCGTCCGTAAGATTACATTCAGCAACTCTGGTATGGCAAAGAAGTATAACGATCCAGCAAGAGTTCGTTCTTTCGTCGCTCGCCACCACTGCTTGACAAACAAAGACAAAACGTCACGTTCTTACTGGGCATGCCGTTGGCCACGTTACTTCAGCAACTCTGGTCAAACATGGTGGTAAAAACAAGTGAACAAGCCATATTTGGACGAAAAACTAAATAATTGGACGTTTGTTCGAACTTTTCGACATGATGTTTTGAGTGAAGAACTAGTATGGCATCGCGATGAGAAGGGCAGATATATTGAGGTTTTAGAAGGTAGCAATTGGGAAATCCAATACGAAAATAGACTACCCCAAAAACTTCATAAAGGAGATCGGTTTTTTATCCCCGAGAAAACCTTTCATAGAATAAAAAGGGGAACGACTGATTTGATCGTAAAGATCGAGGAATTTGATGGAATATAATAATTTGATTGAACAAGCGGAGCAAATGGTTTCTGAACAAACAGAACCAGCTCTTATCGACGCATTATATAATGTGACGTCAGACGCATTTGTATTCTATTTCAAAGCCCATTCTTTCCACTGGAATGTAACTGGTAAAGACTTTCCACAGTTACACGATTTTTTCGGTAAGATTTATGAGAATACTTTCAGTAAGATAGATCATCTTGCTGAACACATTAGAGCATTGAATGCTCCTGCTCCAATGAATCTTGCGAGCCTCGTTGCGAATTCTAAGATTATGGAAAACAATGATCCATTGACTGCAATGGAAATGGTTGCTGCTCTTGAAGCAGATAATAACAAAGTTCTTGCTGGTCTTTTGGTGTGCGCAAAAATGGCAGAAGCCGCAGATGAAATTGGACTAAATGATTTCCTAACACAACTCTATGATGAACACAAGAAACTTGCTTGGATGTTGTCATCAACGCTAAAGGTTCTATAAAAATGGCAGTAAAAATTCCTTCAATGCTCGGTAGTATGTCACCAACCTTTCAAAAGGCTTGGTATAAGAAACACAAAATGCCACTACCTGCGCATTTGCAGCGCCCTAGTCAGAGTGACAAAGTTGATACCACACGCACAAAATCATTGCAAGCCAAGAGCCTCAGAGCCTATGGTGCTACAAAAGGCGCAAAGGTCGGTGGTGAGTATGGTAGTGGAGAAATGAAAGACACAATCGCTCCACTAACTCGCGATCAACACTCTAAGGTTCAAGCAGCAGCTCGAGCAGCCAAAGCTGC